TTTAAATTATCCTTATTGAAAACTTTCCATATAATATCAATTATATGAAAGAATTTGATCATAACTATCTAATATTACATACCACTTAAAAATAATCAAGAATATAACCTTTTTTTTGCTTGACCGACAAGAAGACTAAGAATATTGTGAAGCCAAGGAAGCCACACAGGGAGTTAATTTCATGGTCGATGAAAACTTAGAAAAAAGAATGAGGATTATGGAGGCGAATATTTCGGACCTTCAACAGACACACATTTACAACATGGAGACAAGGGAAATAATGCGTGAGTCTGCCGTTATTGAGAAAAAAATGAGGGCGCTTTCAATTATAAGCTCCATTTCAATATTTATTGTAGCAGTAATTTATTTAATCGATTTAATATTTTTTAAGAGGGTTTAAGCATGGGCGTTGAAATGAAACTAGCTTTTCAGCAATTGGCGAATGATTCAATTTATTCAAATGCTATAAAAAAGGAAGCTTCCAAGCAAGATTCATTTTTAGGATTAAAAAGCATAAAAAATATTTCCGGTTTAGTGGGCGAACACCTAAAAGAGTTGGGTCACCATTTTTCATCCAAGGGGGAAATTGAATTTATAACTACAAATATACTTCATTATTTATATTTTAAAGATAAAAAAGAGCGTGACTCTTTTTCAACCTATCTAGAATTAATGTCAGGCTACAACGGCGAGTTAAGCTATAAAGAAAATTTAGAAAAATTAACATAATAGCAATTTTAATATTTAGGAGAATTTAAAAATGGAAGAACAAACAGAAAAAAGAGCAACATATTTAATTAAATGCGACTTGCTGGACAATATAGATGCACTGGCGACTTATAGAAGAGTGCTGAAAAAAGAGATAGTAAGCCAAGCGATTAAATACTATATGAGAAATCAAGCAGATTTAAAAGATGCTTGGAAATTCAAAATTGAAAAAGCTGTTAACAAAGCAAAATAAAAATTAGGGACGGCAATGGATAAAGATTTGGAATCAAGGCTTGATTTGTTAGAAAAAGAAAACACTCAAATCAGAAGGAAATTGGATGGCGTTATTCACGAGGCCCGTTATATAGTGGAGGCCAATAAAGTAATGAAGGAACTGAGTGAAAAGGCCTTGAAGAATAAAAAATTACACAAAGGGGCCGCTATATTGTGGTTTATCTTAGGGGTTTTGACATTAATAAGATTTGTGATCGATGAGGTTATTAAGTAATTTTAGTTTATAAAGGGTAGAAAAAATGGAAGAACTAAAGCACGATAAAGATTTTAATAGAAAAATAAATAGAATAATTAGCAATTTTATTTATAAATAATAAACGTTTTTTATTTACGAAAAGAATTTATTTACAGCTTAAAGGACTTCTTCTTGAAAAAAGATATTATTAAGATGCCAAAAAAAAGAAAAGCTATTCCAAAGGCCGAGTATCATGGGGAATTGGTACTTGGTGATATGATCTTCCCTTGCGCAGTGCTTGAAAATGGCACGAGAATAATAAAAGAAGCAAATATAACCAGAAATTTTAGTGCTTACGGGGGTAGAAATTACAGGTTTCGAGACAAGTTTGATAGCAGTGGCCAACTACCCCTTTTTTTGGCCTTGAAATGCCTCTACCCCTTTATTCATCGTGTTTTCAGCAAAGAAGATTTAATGGCCATCGAATATATTGGTCCTAATGGGGTGGAGCATACAGGGTACCCAGCAACAATTCTCCCCAAAATTTGCGAGCTTTGGCTAACGGCCAGAGATCACAATAAACTTAAAAAGACACAGAGTGGGCAAGTCGCAAAAGCTGATATTTTAATGAGATCGCTGGCAAATGTTGGTATAACCGCCTTAGTTGACGAGGCAACAGGTTACCAGTCGACAAGAGCAGATAAAGAGTTACAAGCGATTTTTCAGGCCTATATAGCTAAAGAACTTCAGAAATGGAAAAAAATGTTTCCCGACGAATTTTATAAGCAATTGTTTCGACTTAATGGTTGGTATTCGGGGAAAGGTATCCACAAAAAACCTAGGTGCATAGCTAGTTGGACGAAGAAACTTGTTTATGACGAGCTTGATAAGGGTGTTGCAGAAGAGTTGAAAAGATTAACATTAAAAAATGAAAGAATGCACCAGCATTTAACTAAAAACTTTGGAGTAATAAAATTAAAAGAGCAAATACAAAAAATTTTAATGCTTTTTCGTTTGTGCAGTAATATGCAAGAGGTTTGGGAAATGTTTGAAAAAGCAAAAAGCAATGAATTACCTAATTAAACGTTTTTTATTTACGAAAAGAATTTATTTACAGCTTAAATAATTGCTCTTCTTTTTGGATGCTGAGGGGCGAGAAAAACAAGCTTAACTTTCTCTAACCCCTTGCCGCATCTTTGCCATCTTACATGGGCCTTTTTATACCAACTTTTTCCCTGTTCGAACGCCCTGACTTGGGTATAATTTAAATCTAGTTCTTTATAGGGTAACTCTGAAAAATGACTTTTTTCATATTCTCTTTTACTTTTTTTGGAAGAAAATTCAGCTATTTTGTCTTGGATTATCCCATTGCCAGAGGGGTTTGAAATGTATGTCAGTAGGGTTTCAGAAAGAGGTATTATATTAGAAATAGTATTATCATAAAATTTTGTTAATTCGTCGTCTGAATTAACGCCGTCCCTTGGGTAGTCTGGTGTAAAAACATAAGTACCGCCTTTACAAAGTTTCTGACAATTACAATCATGCTTGTAAATATAGAAATACTCTCCATTCTGATCTACACATATAAAGAAGATGTCAATCAAGTCCTGAGGGGTTAAGTTATAATATACCCAGCAGTGTTTCATTTTCGAAAGAGGGTCCCTGATAAACGCACATATAGGACTTTTAGTTTTTAAAAATTCTTTGTTTATTCGATAAGAATCAGCAAACTCCCCTACTTCATTTAAGATTTTTATTAAATTAACGCTAGGAATATAATTATACTCCTTTATGCCGGCTTCAAGCAAGAGGGTTGCTAGATTAGATATTATATAAAAATTATTTGCATAATCTGGGTTGTCGGTAAATAAATTAGAGAACTTATTATCGTGATGAAATAAAATTTCAGCAAATTCGATCCTATTCTTTTCTATGTCCCAGAAACCACGCTGAAACTCTTTTTCGCTACTGTAACCGCCATGTTTATCTACAAAGCTGGCCGCCACCGATATTGTCGCCGCTAAATCAACCCACTTTTTTCGCCTATGAGGGGGGATTTTTACCTGTTCGTGTCTGTAATATAATATTTGTTCGTGAAAAAATTTAGGAATAAAACTATTGATCATTTTAACCTCGGTTTTTAATTCGAGATTAGCATAATGAAATTTATTTAAAATACGCACTAAGTAAATAGTGCGCATCTTCTTTACGTCGTTCTAAAAAAAATTATCGCTAAATTTCCCATTCAGTTAATATATTTTTTTTCAAACCCAATTCTTTTATAATTGAAGCTTATGTCTGTCAAATTTTATTTGCCATATTTTTGTGTAAACGGTAATAGCAAGCAGACCAAAATATGTAAATAAAATATATATTCACTATTTGGGTTGTGTTGGTCCGTGGTTGCAAATATATAAAAAGATGCTATCAAGGCCAGTGATAGACAAAATAAATTTTTTTGTGATTTTTTCATCTTTCTATTTCCTTGAAAAATAAAATCCTAGTATGAAAGGGAGGAAATTGCATATTGCTTGATGTGTTTTTTCGTAAACCATTTCCCCCTGAGGGTCTTTATTGAGTGCGAAAAAAATAATTGATATGGAGTATATAACTGCAAATCCTACCATTATTTTATTAGCAAACTCCAATTTTTGAGAGGGGCTAACCCTCTCCTGTAAAATTGATTTTTTTTCGGGAGAGTCTTTATTGAATTCGACAAACATTTAGGTCCCACTTGGAAGAGTTAACTCAATTCTTTTTCCATTGCGAGACTCTATATAGATAGAGTCTCCATTCTGTATTTTATTTAATAGCATTTCCCCAAGATTCACGCACTGAGCAAGCACGGACCCACAATCATTATCTTTTAGCACATGGGAAATATTTTCGAGCTGGCTTAGTGTTTGTTTTGGTAGCTCTAGTTTTTCGCTATTCATAATTTAATCCTTTTTGATTTAGAAAAGTATTTGTTGCGTTAGCTTTTATTTTATCAATTTTATCTTGAATTTCCAGATCAGAACTCTGCCAAGGCAAATCATTTAACTCCAGCGCATACTCAATAAATTTTATTAACTGTGATTTTTGCCTTTTGCCTAGGTTATTCATAGAAACATTTCCCGATGCTTAAAGAAGGGGCCTCAGTTATTTTTAAATTAGAATGGTCTTCCATGGACTTTATAACCAATTCTTCTTTATCTTTCAGGGTCGGCAATGGGATATCATCAAGGAGCTTTTTTCTGATACCCTCATTTTTGTAATTATCGTATTTGTCAAAATTTATTAATTGGGTCATTCGCCCAGATGCTTCCGTAAGCTCGATATAAGGCTCAAATATAAATTTACCGTCTATTTTTTTTACAAAGGAAGATTTTATAAGTTTGTATTTTTTCGAGGCATAAACAACCATTAGAATAGATTTTTTCTCAAAATGTAGCCTGATTTCCCTGTCAGGGTCTTTTTTTTCCATCGGTAAGCTCCATGACTCACATACTAAAAAGTATGTTTTAGCTCTAAAAAAGCCCATTAGCATAGATACATATTTTAAATCCTGTTCCTTTTCTTCTTCATTTTTGAAAAATCCTTGGACATGAAAACATCGATTATCGAATGTATTGAAAAGTATTGTCCATGGAATTTGACCATTAATATCCATATCCACCTTTGCGACATTTAGAACATCGCCTATCTTGTCTTTTAATTCATCTGGTATTTCTAGTTCTTTCTTTTTCATTGCGCACCTACATATTTTTTAGTTGTTTTAATTGCGTTATTTTTGATCTAACAAAGTCAATAAATTGTTTTTTCTGGTCAGCGTCTCTTTTTGCAAACTCTCCAATATCGCTTAGACCCATTTCTTTGCACAACGATACAAGAACTTGGGGATGCTGTTCTTTTGGGAAGTTCTGACGATAAGTGAAAATTTGTTTATGCATTTCTTTATTTAGTTGCTCAGCGTAAGGGATGTTATTGGTATTTTTATTGGAATTATTGGAATTATTGGAATTTTTATTGGTATTATTATTGGAATTTTTATCATAGTTGTTATTGTTTTTTTTGTAACTATTGTTTTTTTGTTTAGAAGGAGCTTGAACATTTCCTTTATAGACTTCATTTGCCACGCCTAACCAAGATGCGCATTTACTTAGACAATCTGTTCTTGCCGACTTGTAAACATCTCCAGCGTTCGATTTTTTATTCTCCTTGGGTTCAGCGTATCCAGAGTTTTCCACTTGAATAGTTTTACCACAAATTTCTACTGTTAATTTGCCATGAAACATAACCCCATTGCCTATTTTTTCATAGTTTCCCTCTAGTTTCCATGATCCTAGGCCTAAAGCATCATTTAACCTCTCGACTATGTATTGAGCTTTGACGCTTGTTAGAGTGAATCCCCTGCTAACGTCAGAACTTAGCGCCTCTGTTGGAAAGGGAGCTTTTAACTTTTCGTAAATTGCTTTTAAATCTTCCATGACTATAGCCTTTTAATTTTGTGGTTTAAATACGCTTTGAAGTCTATATTAAGCCCCTTGCATATTTTCTCGACCTCATCTTCACTAATATTTAATACGCCATTTAGATACATATTGAGGCGTGTATAGTGCATTTTAACTTTTTTGGCCGCCGCTCTTTGAGTAATTTTTTCCGATACTAAAAAGACTTTTAACAGATGATGATTTTTCAATGTTTTTCCTTTGTTTTGTTTTTAATTATTTCACTGACTAATTTATGATTCTGTTATTGATATGTCAATAAACAAGTCAATCAACAATTTAAAAAAAATAAACACAGAAAAACGTGACCTTTAAAAGGTATTTTATTTGAGGTTATTTACTTGTTGTGGGGGGGGGTGGTAGATAAATAGACCAGTCGCCTGCTTGTTCCGCAAAAAACAAGCAAGCATTATGTAATCACGCAAATGACCATTTCTTTATCTAAAGATAGCATCTTATAAAACAAAGATAAAAAAATGGCAAGGGAAAATTGAAGGTTCTATTGTTATTTTATTTAATAAGGAGCATTTACTTGTTGTTTGTGGAGTGGTAGAAACTTTTGACGCTCGTTTATTCGACTAAAAATAAACGAGCTATTAATCACGCCAATGATCATTTTTTTATCAAAAGATAGCACTTGTATACGTCAGTGATAAAAAAATGGCAAGGGAAAATAAGGGATTCTCATGTCAAAAAACTGCAATTTCAAAAACATTCAAAACACACTTTTAAGCTTGCTTAATAATCGTAAATTTAAAGACAAACCTCAATATATTTACTTTTTCGCTCATCTTTTAACTAGAGTAGATGAAGACAATAAAGTAAGATTTATTTTACTCGAATGGGTTAAGGAAACATCATTTTTAACAGAAAGAATTTTAAGAAAAGCAGTCGCTCACTTAGAGGAAGAGATGATTATTTCTACAATAAAAGAAGGTAATAAGAAATTTATTAAAATAAACAACCTTTATTTTAACGAGTGTGTTGACACAGTGGACAACATGAACGAAAGCGGAAAAAAGGTCATGAAAAAAACGGCTCAACTTGCTGATATAAAATGGCTTAGCGTTGAGTCAAGTTCAAAAAAGGTCATGAATAATGATGGCATTAGAGAGAAAAAGGTCATGAGCGATTTGGGTAAAAATTTATCACAAAAAAGAGGCTTCTCGGTCAGCAAGAAAAGGTTTGACATGAATCAAAAAGTTGAATGGTACGACATAAATGGGAGAATTATCGTAGAAAACGAAGAAAAAACCGACAAAAACGAACAAACACAGGACAAGCGTAAAAATATATGCTAAAATTCTTTTCATTCTTTCAACCTAGAAAATAATATCTAGGTGGTAGATATAAAAAAAGTAGGGGATGCCGGCGACGCTCCCATAGCGATCGCAAGGCAATTCCCGTTAAGCTTTTTTCATATGCATCATACAATCATCCCTGAGTTTAGGGGGTTATATTATTTTTTTTTACCTCAAATCAGTTCTGTGCCTCAAACCAATACAAAATAAAATTTATTTATATTTAATTCATAAATGAAAATAAAAAGAAAAAAAGGAGAGTATTAATGATAAAACCTTGTAATTTTATACAGTATAGTGTATATAGGCCATAGGATATTTTTGTTTGGCCAAGGGGAAACACAATGCTAGAAAAACACGCTTATGAGTCGTTAATGAGAACGTTCTTAAATGACTTTGACGACAAATATACAGAAAGTAGAATTAGTTTAATCTATTCTATGATTAATAAATTAACCCCTAAAGATACACATGATTTGATGGTGGAATTACTATGCAGATACAACAAGCACCAGCTACCAACTCCCAAAGAATTTATTACACTTGCCTATATTATGTATCCATTCGCTAAGAAAGAATCAAAGAGACTAACACCTCATAAAATAAGAGTTGTTTAATGCATAAATATGAACTAGATGTCTATTTTGAAAAATCGCCATGGTTAGACCCAATAAATACAACAACTAGAAGAAATTATTTATTTCACTTAGTGGAAGAATGGGATCTAGACAAATTCAATAAGATAATGCAAAAATGCAAGCCGTTAAAAAAAAACAAAATAAAAGATCTCTTATTAAACGATATTATTAATGAGATAGAAAAAGTTGAGGCCGGCTATGGATGCAATAATTAAATTAAATAAGATACTAATAGAATGCTTTGAAAATCCCCTAGATAAACACAGAATAGAATTTATCTCAGGAGAGTTGGCAGGAGAGTCGGCAGACCATTTGAATAAATTATGCAAAGAGATTTTAGTTAATTTTGATTACAATGACACAATTACCGCTAGAGATATATTTTCCATTAGTGAATCAATCCCTACTACAATAAACCCAGATTATTTAATGGATTTTTCAGAAGAAGAAGAACAGGAGGCAATCGCCTCATTTTAAACTAAACAAAAAAGGAATAATAAATACATTTAATTTTCATAGACAATTTGATAGGATCTCATAGAAGTTTCCAGACAAAACTTCAAGTGCTGTTTGACTGTCGGAGAGTCCTGTTTTTCATCTTCCTGATAAGACTCTCTATCTAAGGAGTCTGTTTATGACTAGAATCGACGAAATCAATGAAATGCTTCCAGATATAGGCATTAATATAAAAGTCGCCTCAGAGGCAAATTTAGAGGTTATAGAAGAACTTGTAAAAAAACTAGATATTTTAATGCAGTTTGCTTTGGAAGTGAAAGATTCTGATCATATTCCAACATTTGCGGCCGCCAAGCTTGCTTTATTTAATATAGATGAGTATAAATATAAGTTATGATGCGGTTTTAAGTCTGGTCTCTATATATCACTAAACAAAAATATTTTGACAACAACTTATACGCATCTTTTGGAGAGTCTTTTTGAACAGACTCTCCATTTAAGTATAAGTTTGCTTGCTAAAATCGCTTGATACGCTTTTCTTCTCATTTGACACCCTATTTAACATACTTAAGGGATTAAGGTCAATCCACCTCCCCCTAAAGGAGGAGGCTTGTGTGGTGACACACAAATAGAGCTAGAAATAGCACAAGAGGTTGACCAGAGAACTAACAGAAGGAGAATTTAAGCAATGTTAGTAAACGTTAAAACAGAGAAAAGACAACACACCTTGGGATGCCACCCCAGTCCCTTGCTCTGTGCTGTGCAATTAAACAGAGATAAAACGCAGACCCAGTCTATGCTCAGTGTTGCACAGGAAAAAACCTGTTTTAACTTCTCGAGGGGAGGTCGGATTCCACAAGTGACTCCTACTCTTTTGGATACGCACTACTTTAGCAATGGAGGTACACAGTGGTAGTGTACATTTTAAATTGCCAAGGCAAACCGCTCATGCCTTGCTCGCCATCTAAGGCCAGAAAACTACTTAAAAGTGGAAAAGCGAAAGTTGTAAATAGAACCCCATTCACCTTACAGTTAATTTATCCTTGTGCTAACAGAGTACAGGTAGTAATTGGAGGTATGGATAGTGGTTCAAAAGTTATTGGTCTGGCCGCTATCTCAAACGGACAGACTCTATATCAATCGGAGACGATACTTAGAGGAGAGGATGTTAAAAGCAAAATGGAGCAGCGGCGAATGTATCGCAGATCGAGAAGAGGGAGAAAAATTAGGTATAGAAAACCAAGGTTTTTCAATCGTAAGGCCTCTATAAAGTTGGACAGACTCCCACCAAGTACAAAGCACAAAGTCATGGCCCACTTGAGAGAAAAAAAGTTTCTAGAATCAATTTTGCCAATTTCAAAATGGTTTGTGGAAACGGCTAGTTTTGATATCCACAAAATTTCAAATCCATCTGTATCAAAAAAATATGGATGGACTTACCAAAAAGGACAAAAATTTAACTTTTACAATACTAAAGCCTTTGTCCTGGCCAGAGACAACCATACATGCCAAAAATGCAGAAAAAATAAAAATGGCCTAAAGCTTCATGTCCATCATATTGTCTTTAAAAAAAATGGTGGTACAGATGCTCCGACAAACCTCATCACTCTTTGTGATAGTTGCCATAGCAAAATTCATGCTCACAAATTTGCTGAAAGAGAATCGCTAAAGTTACAACAAAAGGTTCAAAAACAGACCAAACATGCCACAGAAGTTTCTGTGCTTAGGTCACAACTTACAAAACAATTTGAAGATTTTGAAGAGACCTTTGGGTACATCACAAAGTTTAATAGAGATGCCTTGGGGTTCACTAAAAAACATTATGTAGATGCTGTCTGTATTGCTTCTCAAGGAGAAACTGTAAGGACAAATACCAAATACTTTGCGAAGAGGTTGGTTTCAAAAGGTGACTATCAACAAACAAAGGGTATTAGATCAGAAAAATCCATTCCTACGGGTAAAAGTCATGGATTAAGAAAGTTTGATCAAATTTACTCAAAATCAAAAAAAATTTTGGGTTTCGTGAAAGGCAAAAGATCATCGGGATATTTTGCTATATCAGATATTTTTGGGAAAGCGATTCATAATTCATTAAATATCAAGAATGCTTGTAAAAGAATCGCTGCGAGAAAATTGACATTAATTAAAATGGAGGCCTGTTGTGAATAAGAATTCTCGCCGAAGGGCGTCTCCATTCCTCCCCGCCCTGAAGGACGGGGTATCCTGGAGACAAAACAGATGAAAAATAGAAATTTAAAATCAAGTGATAATTGGAAAACACCACCAGAGCTTTATAATAAATTGAACAATGAGTTTAATTTTAATTTTGATCCTTGTCCTTACAGCGAAAATACACCTATTTTTGATGGTTTAGAAATAGAATGGAAAGAGCGTAATTATATCAACCCACCTTATTCACGGAAGCTGAAAACGGCATTTGTTAAAAAAGGAATTGAACAGTCAAAAAAAGGGAAGTTGTGTGTATTTCTTATTCCTGTTTCAACATCTACTAAACTATTCCACGATATCATACTACCAGAAAAACCAGAAATAAGATTTATCAAAGGTAGAATAGCTTTTCATGGGTATAACACAAAAATGGAATGGAGTACAAAAAATAAAGGGATGCATGATTCAATGGTTGTTATTTTTGATGGGAGAAAATAATATAAGTAAATCAGGAAGCTATGATAATGAGTACAATCTGTGTATTATGTAAATATTTACATAGAAATATGTAAATTTGATTCAGCAGTTTCTTACTCCACTTAAAAGTAAATAAATTTTATGGTATACTAATCCCAAAGGGGTTTTATGTATAACAAAAAATTGTTTAAAGTAATTGACCTTGAGGACATAAAATTAAAGTCGTTAAACGATAAATTTACAGTCTCAAGGAAATCAAAAAATATTTGCTTAAAAACAGAATATGAAGATTTTAAAAAGATTTTGCTTTACTCAATTGGAGAGTTAGAAACACCACTAGAACCGCCTTATTTTGTTTACATTTATCTGGAAACATATCTAGACATAGATAACCCATTAAAGCCCATTTTGGACACTCTAGAGGGTCCGGCAATCCAGAACGATAAACAGATTAGAAGATTACTAATCGACAAAATACCACGTAAAAGAGGGCATTCATCAATGTTACAAGTTTATGTGGGAACCATGAAGGGGGTGGACCATTGGAAGCTTATTTTTCCTATAATAAATTTAGCGTAAGGTTAAAAACTAAAAACTTTACTCCTAAAGAGGAGCAAATAATAAGGAAGGCGGCCTATTTTATGTGTTACGCCCTAGGATTACCCACGTTTAAAAAATTTTGCCTTAATTACCAATACAAAATTAAAACTTGGTATTGGGATGGTTTAACTAGGAAATACTATTATAAAAAATATAGAGGATTCCATGAGACTAATGGAAAGTCCCAAATTGAAGTTTATAACCACCTAATGAGTGGGCAAGAGATGAGGCCAGAGGAAACAACCCCAGACCAAGAGGCCGATATGTTTTTAAAAATCGATAGGTCTGATGGGGGAAATGTCATTGGGTACACTTATTCAGGGAGTATTTGGCAATATATTTATCAATGGGTTTTGGAGGAAAGAAGCGCTGAGTATGTTGCTGGAAATCTTGCTCACGAATGGGTTCATAAATGCGGCTATTCCCATTCTAAAAATTCACCTACCTTTAGAAAGGCCCATAAATACCATACTGTTAGTTATGCCGTAGGTAAGTATGTAAGGGATTTCTTAAAAAAAAGGTAGAGATTAAAAAGAGTTTAATCATGGAAAAGAAAAAAAAGAAGGTAGGGAAACCGACTAGTTATAAAAAAAGATATTGTAAAGACATTATTGATTTTTTCAATATTGAACCAGTGAACAAAAAAGGGTTGCCGGTTAAGCCGCCCATGTTTGGAGCATTTGCCAGAAAAATTGGGGTTTATCATCAAACTATGTTGGACTGGGTAAAGAAGTATCCAGAATTTAACGAGGCCTATAAAGAAGCTAAAAATATGCAACAAGAAATTATAATTGTTGGTTGCTTGTTGAATGCCTATAGTGCTTCATTTGGTCGGTTCACGATGAAAAACATTTCTGACTGGAGAGACAACATTGATACTCATGTTTCTACAGACAAAGGTGGTTTTAAGTTAGCTTACTCTTTAAAAGAGGGTGCTAAATGATTCCAGCTTTAACAGAATTTGACCCCTATGCTATTAGATGGCAAGGGGAGACCATAAACGATATTAGAAACCAATACGATTATACTAAGGGAACCCACGAGCTTTTATTAAGTGGGTCCGTGGGAAGTGCCAAGAGTGCCTTCATGGCCCATGTTGGGATAACACATTGCTTATTTTTCGAAAAAGCAAAATGTTTAGTAACTAGAAGATCAAGACCAGATTTAGAAGAAACTTTGTGGCGTGAGTTATTAGATCATATAGAGGGATGTCTAACAGAAGGGCACGACTACGAAGTAAATAACGCAAAAATGAAAATTTCATTCTCGAATGGTTCGGAAGTTATTACCCGAACTTTTGCAGATGGGAGATATAAAAAGTTCAGATCGCTAATACTCTCCATGGCATTAATAGAAGAACTTACTGAAAACGATGATATGGAGTTTTATAAAGAAATTAGAATGAGAGTAGGCAGGGCGGTTCACGTTCCAGAACATTTAATAATCGCCGCCACCAATCCAGCAGATCCATTGCATCCAGCTTACAAGTATTTTATTAAGTCTAAGAATCCGTTAAGGCACGTTAAATATAGCATTACTTCCGACAATCCTTTTTTACCCTCTAGTTACATAGAAGGTCTTAAAGAGTCTATGAGTCCCAGAGAAGCGAGAAGAATGCTCGAAGGGGAATGGTTGGAACTCTCCAGAGATGTTATTTATTACAACTATTCTAATGAAAAAAATTTCAGGGATTATAGAAAAGAGATAGATCCCAAATACCCAATTGACCTAATGTTTGATTTTAACATTGCCGCAAATAAACCCATGTCGTCGGCGGTAGGTCAGCATATAGATGGAGAGTATCATATCTTAAAAACTTTTATTATAGATGGTGCTAGAACCTTGGATATCATGGAAGAGATGGATAATTATGGAATATTTGGTCATAAATGTCTCTATAGGGTCTTTGGCGATGCGACTGGAAACGCAAGGGATACACGAAGTAAAAAAAGTGACTACGACATCATTGAGGATTATTTAAAAAATATAGTTAGATATCAGATGAAAGTTCCAGCTTCCAATCCACCGGTAAGAAAGCGTCATAACCTGATGAATGCTCTTTTTGAAAATGGTAAAAGGGTAACTAGGTTCTATGTATATAAAGACGCTGAGGAGGCAGACGAAGGTTTCAGGCTAAGTAAATTACTGCCTAAGTCTAATTATGTGGAAGATGACACTTTTCGATATCAGCACATTACAACAAGCTGTGGTTACTACTGTTCTTTTCTAGAGTCCTTGGGCAGTAGGCGAAGCCGAACGATACAACTTTGACTTGACTTGCAAATGTTCCACGTGGAACATTTTATTAATAAATTCACGGCCTTAATGTTCCACGTGGAACAAATTTTTTAAAGGAATAAAAATGGCGTTAATCGACGATACTAGAAAGCTAACGAGCTACATAAGCGAGAACAAGCAATATACTAATTATAATTACGAGCTTTTCGATATTTATGAGGGCAATTTAAAACCCTATGTTGAGAAGATTCTTAGAGATAGTTTATCGGAAAACTACTTTTCCCAAATCAAGCACAGAATTTACCCAATCAATATTCTTAAAAGAATTATAGATAAAATTTCCAAATCTTATTCACATAAACCTACAAGGGAAGCATCTAGCGACCAAAATATTTTAGAATTTTATGAGACTGCTTATATGTTTGATCAGAAAATGAATTTTGCTGATGAATTTGCAAACTTATTTAAAGGGTATGCGCTGGAACCATATATTCAGAATGGAATTCCATCTTTAAGAGTTCTACCATTTGATAGGTTTCTGGTTCAGAGTGGTAATATTATAGACCCCACGGTAATGACTCTTTTTTATAAGTATTTGGGCAAAATTCCCAAGAACAAAAACGGCCAGACGGTAAGTGTAGATTTATGGTTCGTATATTCCCCTACGGAATTTGTGGCAATTGATGAAGATGGGGACATTGTCCCAGATTATATGGTGGATGGCGACGGCAACCCATTAAGCGGTGAGAACCCTCTGGGATTTATCCCTTTCTATTATGGAAATAGATCTTATTATAAGATACTACCGACCCAAGACACTGACACTTTAGCGCTTGCCAAATTGCTTCCTGTTCAAATTTCCGATTTAGCTGGAACAATCCTTTTTCAGTGCTTTTCTATATTTTATGGTGTTGATGTCGATTCCGAAAATATGATTATGTCTCCTAATGCTTTTTGGGGTCTTAAAAGTGATCCCCAGAGTGGACACGCTCCACAGGTGGGGACCATTACACCGAGCGCAGACGTTAACAAAGTTCTAGACTTTATCAAAGACGTTTTTAGCACGTGGATGGAGTCCCGAGGGATAAGGGTAGGGGCAATGTCAAGAACACAGGGCGATTTTAATATGTCCGGTATATCTAAAGTAATTGATGAAATGGACACCTACGAAACAGTTAAGAAGCAAATCGAATTCTTTAAAAAAGATGAATATAATTTCTGGCAACTACAAAAAAACATGCATAACTATTGGCTGGAAAGTGGGGAGCTAAAGGGGATGTCTAGGCTACCCGATAGCTGGGAGGTCATAACAGAATTTGACGAACCTAAGCCAGTGGTTTCAAGAAATGATGAGATCGATTATACGATAAAAGAAAGGGAAGGGGGGATTATCTCCCAAGAAACGGCAATAAAAAAACTTTATCCAGACTGGAAAGACAAGGAAGTCAAGGAAGAAATAAATAAAATTAATTCAGAGCAATTTGGAGACATAGGGGGGACCGATGGCATGGCAGAGGTTTAAAGTCAATCTTAGAAAAGGACTTGGAAAGGCCCAAAGACAGGCGATAGGGCTGGAAATTATCCAGCATATTAAAAAGAGGACTTCCGAGGGAAAAGACAAGACTGGCAACCCATGGAAGGGCAAAGCAGGGGAATACTCGAAAGCGTATAGAAATAGCTTGGATTTTAAGATTGCAAAAAGATCGGGGGGAGTTGTTAACCTAGAACTTTCCTCTGAGATGATGAACTCTATAAAGGTCCTATCGAACAGGTCGGGAGAGTTGTTGATTGGATATGATAAAAGCGACTCTAAATTAAACGGAAAAGTAGAGGGCAATCGATTAGGCACTTATGGGCAAAATAAGGCAATTCGGGGCAAAAAAAGGGACTTTTTGGGCGTAGAACGTGCAAAATTGACCGAAATTCAAGACAAATATGACTTTTCTCGAGAAAAAAGACAGACAGTTCAGGAGAGAATAAATAAAATTAGTTCAATATTAGGGTGACAAAATGTCTATAGAAAAACAACTTAACGACATTATAACAAAGCGCATTGATGCAATATCAAAAAATGCTGTCACAGATCAGGTTTTAAAAAAAGTCGGGGAAGGAGCAACGCAACAAATTATAAAAAGGACTCGACTAGGTAAAGGAGTCCGGCCGGTAGGGGGGTCAGTTTTTAATTTACTGCCTCTAAAAAATTCGACTGTGGACTATAGGGACCGATACGATTTTAATCTATCTAACTTCACGACTCCAACTAGATCCAACTTAACAGCAACCGGCCAGCTATTAGATAGCATTACCTACAGAGTCTTTAGGGCTGGAGGAATCAAGGGTATAGAACTCTTCTTTAAGGAAAATAGAAGGAGGGAATTAAGTGGGGGACCAGCGAGGACTACACACAAAGAAATAAACAGGCACGTAGAAAAAGGGGGTAGACCATTTTTCTACTTGGCCGATTTTGAAATAGAAAAATTAAAGGGAATTATTTTTCAGGAGCTATCAGGAAACTGATACAAAAGCTAAACAATATTTATTTTGATTTACTTTCTAAATGGAGTTAGAATATGAGTGATCCAGTCGATAAAAACCAGTTAGGAACTGGCGATGAACCTAATCTTGTAGATAAGGACACAAAGACAAATGATCTTGATCCTGATTCATTAAAGCAAGATGAAACCGTTTCTTATAAATCTCATCAAAAATTATTGAATCAGTATAAAAGCACTCAATCGAGACTTAAAGAGCTTGAAGCTAAAGAGCAGGAGCGAGAAGAAAGCGAGCAATTGAAGCGTGGCGAATATGAAAAGGTGATGCAGTTAAAAGAAGAGAAAATAAAGACTCTCCAAACCACGATTGAGCAAAAGCAGCAAGAAGAGCTAGAGGGCAAAAAGCTAATGGCCTTTATGGATAAGTTAGGCGGCAAGATATCGGACAACGATTATCTTAGCTTAATAGACATAGATTCTATAGCTGTAGACCCCGATACTGGCGAATTAGATCAACTTTCTTTGGAAAAAGAGGTTGATAGATTCTCTAAAAAGCACTGGAGAGTAATAGAGAATCAGAAGCCAAAGGCCCCAACAAGTGTTGGACACCTTGGAGGTCGTCCAAATGCTAAAAGGTCCTTGAAAGAAATGACTAGAGAGGAACTTAGGGCAAATTATATTAAAGGGAATTTTTCATAAATAATATTTATTCAGGGAGTGAATAGATGGCCGATAAAATAATAGATGGAACGGAAGTTTCAGTCACAAGAATGGATTATATTGTCGAAACAGTTCAGAGAGAACTAGCGGCCCAAGCAAAGGTTAGGCCCCTAGTTACTGATGTTTCTCAATTTGCAGTTAAGGGAAATAGATCAATATCTTTTCCTAAATTAGGGTCTTTAGAAGTCCAGAAATTGGCAGAAGGACAGGCCGCAGATGCTCAAGCTATTGCCGCCACTGAGGACCAACTTGAGTTAGATCAACTTGCTTCAGTTCAGTTCATCATGAAAAAACAATCTGAACTTCAATCAAGATTGATGTTCGAGGAAGCAATGATTTCAAGGGCCGCTTCAGCTCATGCCCGACAAGTTGACATTGACATAATTGAAGCTATGGCATCGGGGGGCGCATCGGCCAATGATGTTACATATGATGCAACTGACATTGAGGATAATATCCTCGATGTTGTTACTAAGCTAGATGCTGCCAATGCTCCAGAGGAAGGTAGATTTCTTCTTTTTAGACCAGCTCAGAAGAAACTTATTTTAGGAGTTGCCAATTTTGTTCAAGCTGAGCGTTATGGCTCAAATATTCCGATCATGCAAGGTGAAATTGGTATGGCCTATGGCATTCGGTTTGTAATGTCAAATATTTCAACAACAACTTTTGTTGACGGTGTTATGGTTGGATTTCAAAGAGAGGCCTTGGCACTAGGGTTTCAAATGGACCCCATGGTTGACGAAGAAAAAGATATTAAATGGGGAGCAGGGTCTAAGCGCATCGCCGTCGATCAGCTTTATGGCTATAAAACGCTTCAAAGCGGTAATTTAATATCTGTAGTTAGCTAAGGAGTTTTAATATGTCGGTAGGTTCGAATGTAACACCAAGGGCAGTTATTGCCAGCTCCTACAAGGAACTTGAAAGGAGAATGGCGATGATATCGGCCAAGCGTGGGACCTACATTAAATTTCATAGCATTGCAAGGGACCCTGTATCAAAAAGGTGGGTTGCTTGGTTCGATTACGAAAACAAGTTAACAATTTTTAAGAATGAGGAATAAATATGGGATATCCAAGGAATGAGGATTTTCTAGTAAAGTATGATTACGATTTTGCCGTCTCTGGGGGGGCAGTCTCTTCAATTTCTCTAAGCTCAGACGTAAATAGTTTGGGCGAAGGGGTCATTGTTAAGAGATTACGTATCATCATGAAAACGGCCTTTACTAGTGCCGGTACTCCAACGGTAACAGTCGGGAACACGACCGACGTTGACGGCTATATGGCCGATATTTACGCCCTAGGGGCCGCTAGTGCCGACGCTGTGATCAATTCAAGTGCTGTGGCCGGTGCTTTAATTTGGGATGACACAAATGACCATGAGATTTTTTACAGAATTGATTCCACGGCCGCCAATCAGGACCTAGTTTTAACCATTGGAACCGCCGCATTAACTGCCGGTAAGATGGAAATTTATTTAGAATGTGCTTATGATCCTGATTAGACAGAAATGACAAAAGTGTACTGAAATTGATATAGGGAGAGTTTTTAAACTCCCCCTATACTTAAAAAAATCGGGATTATAGGGATTATCGGGATATGGCAACACTAAAAGACCTCGAATTAAATAAATTCAAGCGAAATTCAGACGCAAGTTTTAAACGAACTCAGTTCGAAAACTCCATTGTACTAACCGAAAATTCTAATCATTCAATAGATTCTTTTGGAAGATTAAGAGTCTCCCAGTCCCTAGATGTGTTCGACAATAAAAACATATCTTCAAGAAATCCATCTAGCTTTAACGAAGTCACCGCTGGGGCAGGGGCGATTGCTTTTAGCTATCAGACGGCCAGCGTATCTTTGTCCATATCTCAGGCCAACAATGACCGAGCTTTAAGAGAGTCTAGGTATCTGCCTTACGTTCCAGCTAAGGGGCAAAATATCAATCTGACTGGGGTATTAAGCGAAAATTCCAATGATGATATTTATGTTGTTGTACGAACTTCAACAAGTGGGTCCGTGGTAGATTCAAAATCATCGAGGATTAGTTGGATAGACCCAGTTGATGGAAGTGGTTTATCGGGGGAAGATATAGACTTCACTAAGGCCGGCATTTTTAATATTGATTTCCAATGGCTGGGAGTTGGGAAAGTCAAATTTTCTTTAATTGGCTCAAGTGGTGACCCAATAGTTATCTATGAAGCTGAAAATTCTTTTCTAAATACTAATGTTTATATGCGCTCGGCCTCTCTTCCTCTCAGATATGAAATTGTGTCTGATGGATCTTATATTTATAGAAGAATGGGATATTTTAGCGATAATGATGGCCTGTTTTTTGAGAGTCGGGCAGTCGCTAATACTGGGACCTATACATTAAAAGAAATATGTTGCTCAGTTGCTACTGATGGAGGGTTAAAACCTGTCGCATTAGAATATCACGCAAACACAAGGGGGAACACTTCAACCGCTACAACCGGCGGTGTTGATGTTCTAGTCGTCGGTTTGGCGAATACCTTTAACTCCAACGAAAACAGGAAAACGGCCAGCTTGCTAGCAACTGTTTTTTTTGCTGAGAGTGAAAACACAATGTTCGAGGTCTTTAAAGTCGATGGCTGGACAGATACCGGCACAAGCTGGACCAATGTTAATTCTAACTCGGCCTGTCGATATGCAGCCGGTTCGGATATCTCTATCACTATTACCGACTTCCACATGATCGCCTGTAGTGTCGTTGCGGCAAACTCTACAGGGAGTAATGCAAATTCGGGATCCATTGGGACCACGGCCCCTTTTGAGTTGTTAGACGAAAATAGATTAATAAAACAAAACTATGATTCAACACAGTCGGAATTATTTTTAGTTAAGGCCTATACCATGACAGGAACCACTACAGTAGGAAGTGCTTTAACTTGGGTAGAGGAAGAGTAATATATGAGAACAACAAGAGTTATTTATTCAGACGACGGTACCCTAACTGATATAACAACCGAAATGGCAAATTTCCACACTGGTAGTTATACTTTTTCAGGCTTTACCGCCGCAGAAGATTATATATATATTGGTAATATTGTCCCTTTCAATCATTTCTATTTAAAGATGGGGACGGCAAGCGTTGCCTCTTCTACCATGTCCATAGACTACTGGACCGGAGACAGTTGGCAAGCAACTGTTGAAATCGATGACCAGACCGAAGGGCTTAAACAAGATGGATTTGTAACTTACGTCCCTGATCGGGATCATGCATGGATTGACGGCAATACTAATGGGCAAGGCAGGCAAATTACAGGACTGACCGACCTAACTATATACGATAAATATTGGATTAGAATATCTTTTTCCAATGACTTAACTGCCGATTCTATTATGAGCTGGATAGGTCAAAAGTTTTCCAACGATAATGATCTAGGCTCAGAATATCCAGATCTTAATAGATCGACCGTTCTGACCGCTTTTGAGGCAGGGAAAACTACTTGGGAAGAACAGCATGTAAGGGCCGCAGAAATAATTGTAAATACCTTAATATCTCAAAAAATAATATATGCAAAAGGGCAAATCTTGGAAAGGTCTTCTTTTATGCTTCCAAGTGTGTCCAAAGTCGCCGAACTGATTTTTAACTCGTTTGGTGACGATTACGCAGACCAAAAAAAAGACGCTAGAAATGAGTTTGAAAAACGAATGAATAAATCGATATACGACGTAGATAGTAATCTGGATGGAGAATTAACAGAAAAAGAGATGGCCGCAAGACAGGGCTTCATGGTGAGATAATGAGCAAAATAACAACTGTTTATGACTTTTACGTTTCAGAATTAGGAATATTGTTTTCTGGCAAAACAAGAGTCCCTAATCCCTATTCTTTGCAAGATAATTCTATCCATTTTTTAAAAGATGGCTGGGGGCTAAGAATGGGCGGCCAGACCTTTTTTAGTGCCGAACTATGTTATCTTTCCGACCAATATAATTTTATTGTTGTCCTTTGTAGGGAAGTTGTAAGGCAGGACCACGACGCTATTAATCTAGATACGGCAGTTAAGGCACTTAAAGAAGATACATTTACGTTAAGAGAACATTTCTACGATCAAGACAACATGAGTTCAACCATAGATAAAATAGATTTAGGTACGAGTGACCCGATAAGTTTTTTCATAGCTGGAAAAACAAATTTCATTTACTCGGAAACAATAATATCTACAGTAATAAGGGAACAATATTAGGAGGGTTTAAAATGGCAATACAAAATAAAAGTACGGTTTGCGCAATAGTTCCAGAGGTAACCGAGGGGACGCCGGTGGCCCCTACAAGCGCAACAGAGGATTATATAGCGCTACAAGAGGGCTTTACTGTTGCCCCATCATTTGATGAGCTAGAAAATGCAGAGCTAACCGGCTCCATTGGAATGTCAAAAAGCGCTCTGGGTTTTGAGAATCCTACAGCATCTTTAAGTCATTATCTAAAACACTCTGGGGTGGAAGGTACAGAGCCAGCATTCGGATTGTTGATTGAATCTTGTTTAGGTGGAACCGGCGGGCCGGGGGCCGAGTATGACACCGTTGCAGGATCAACAACCAGTGTGGTTAATGTAGATTCGGGTGAGGGGTCCAACTATGAGCGTGGGACTGCTTTACTAGTTAAAGATGCAACCAACGGTTATTCAGTCAGAAATGTTCTTTCTGTCTCAACCGATGCCTTAACATTGGCTTTTGACCTTGCAAATGCCCCAGCTTCCGGCGTGAACCTAGGTAATGCTATCCTAAAAAAACCAGCAAACTCAGGCCATCCAACATTTGCCAAATGGGTTTATAGAGGCAATGGAGGGGCCACGGAGTTGATTGCTGGATGTCGTGCTACTTCCATGACAATCAATTGTACAGCAGGGGAATTTGTTAATACGGATTTTGACATCGAGGGGATTGAATATTTTTGGAATCCCATTGAGATAGCCGCCGCCGATATTTATTTAGATTTCACATCGGATAATGGAACATTTGCCGCCGTGGTTGCGGCTGGGTGGTATAAAAATCCTCATGACCTTGCTGATGCTATCGCCGCCGCTTTGGTCGCTCAGGATAGTGCAGAAACCTATACTTGTACGTATTCTAATTCTACTGGAAAGTTTACAATAGCAACTTCTACAAGTGCCGTTCTTACTCTCCTGTGGAACACTGGGGCAAATGCCGCCAACACCATTGCGGATAAAATTGGTTTCTCGACTGCCGCAGATGATTCAGGAGCGCAGACTTATACAAGTGACAATGCTCAAACTTTATCAAGTCCACAGACGGCAGATTATGACGATCTTGCCCCTGTTGTATCAAAAAACATCCAATTGTTTATTGGTGACTCAACTGAAAACACTTGTGTAGGTGTAAGTGAATTTAGTTTAACTGTCACAGGTGAAAAATCTGATTTACTTTCTATTTGTGCAACTTCTGGAAAGTCTGGTTCTTTAGTTACTAGTAGAGAAGTTACAGGGACGGCAACTTTAAGAGTCTCCCAATACGATGCAAAATATTTTGATAAATTTTCCAATAATGAAAATGTCCAACTTGCTTTCACTGCTGGAAATAAAACAGGTGGTAACTGGGTTGCTGGAGAGTGTGTAAATGTATTTATACCCACTGCAACAGTAAACAGTTTTGAGTTACAGGACACAGATAATATAGTGGAGTATTCTTTATCTTTTAAAGGCTATGTTGCTGATGGACTTGGAGAGGTATACATAAATTTTCTATAAAAGTTAATCGGGAGGGTCTTAGGACTCTCCCATATTCATGGAGAGAATAACTATGAGAGAATTTAATTTTGATTTAAAAGAGTACAAGGAAATTACTGGTAAGCTAGTTTTGACAATCCCAACATATCGACAGCGATTAAAAATGATTAAGGATTGTAATTTTAAAATTAACGAGAATGGCGAAGTAAATACAGGGTTAGACTCACTAGACTCTATTGTAAATTTATTAGATGCCGCCAAACCTCATTTTAAAAAAATAGATTTAAAATGTGGTGAAATTCATGTCAAGAGCTTTGAGGACATGGAGAGTTACCCAGAATTTGATCAGCTTTTAACGGCCGCCGCCTCATCTGTATTGAATGCTGGCCGCTTGGGAAAGTAGAACAGAACTTACTCAAGCAACAAGCACAATGGGCAGTCAAAGGCATGAAAGGGCATAATAAAATGTCTGTATATGTAGAAGATTACTTTAATAAAAAAATGCTTTGCAAGCTTGGGTATAGGTTTAGTAGTGAAGATTTAGAAAGTGCCGATGTTGAGGCCTATAGTATTATCAGTTCAGTTATTAATAAGCATCAAGATGATGAAATGAAAAAAACTAGAAACAAGGGCCGAAGACATGGCAGATAGTATCAAAATAAATATAGACATTGTTACTAAAGAGACATTGCAGGAAATAAAAAAGTTTTCTGCCAATGCCGCCGCGAGTCTGTCTAAAATAAACAAAGAAATTTCTTATCAAAATGAACTGACAGAGAAGCAAGTTAAAAATATAAGAGTCCTTTCATCTTCTCAGAAAACATTTGCCGCCGCCGCCGGTGTTGTAAGTGGTGCCTTGATTGTACAAAACCAAAGAGTGGCCGAAATAACAGTGGCAATTCTTGGTTTAGGTGAGGATATTTTAAAAACTACTAAGGTTAGTGGTTTTCTTGGCAAGAGTTTTAACAGTGCTGCAAGGACAACCGGCGTTTTGGCCAAGGCCGTTCTTTTGTTTGATAAGGGTGTTATCGGGCTTGCTTTAAATTTAAGTACCGTGTCGGTTGCTTTATTTGGTCTGGGTAAGGCCACAGATTTAGTTAATAATGAATTTGTTCAATTCACAGGGTCGGCCCTGAAATTGTCGTCTGTTATTACTGGGGCCTTGGCCGTTGGGTTGATTGCATTGATAGAAGGTGTCTCTAGACTTTCTATCAATATCGGTACTAAGTTAGTTGACTCAACACAAAAGGCCATTGGTTCATTTATCGAATTCGAAAAAAAGACATTTGTTTTTAATCGGACCATAGAGGGCTATAATAAGGCCTTTGGCGATTCTATTGGGACCACTGAGACATGGACAAAAACGGTTAAAGACGTTTCTAATGCCACCGGATTCACCGAAAAGGCCTTAAGGGGAGCAGTTACAGAAATAATTGCAACAACCTCAGCAATGGGATTTAATGAAGCTCAACAAAAAAAATTGCTAGATATAACTACCGATTACGCTTCCTTCTTAGGCGGTAATGTTGTTCAGACGACTATAGAATTTATCTCAGCTTTAAATGGTCAGGCGCAGTCAGTTCAGAAATACGGTGTAAAATTAGGGGCGGCAAATTTACAACAAAAAATTTACGCTGAGGGCCTTGCCTTATCATTTTCACAATTATCAGAAAGTGAAAAGACACAAAAAAGATGGGCCAGCTTATTAAAACAATACGCCCCTATTGCTGGGAATGCGGCCGCAGTAACGAAAACTTTGGCAGGTCAACAGAAATTACTGGAAAATAATTTAACTAATTTAGAACAAGCATACGGAAGAGGGGCGGCCGTAATTGAAAATAACACACTAGCGGCGGCCGCTTTAAATACCGTTGTTAGTAATGTAAATGAAACCGTTGTGGAGTCTGTGGGATTTTTTACAACACTCGGCGGTCGAATGTTGCAAATCGCTGGTTATGTAATAAAGCTAACCTTTAATTTTTTAGCATTATATAAAATTATTAATCTTATAAATTTTGTTTTAGGAACAAAATTTTTAACAAATATTATTAATTTCCCTTTTCCTGTTTTTAATAAAAGTTTAGGGGGGTTATTAAGAAACTTAGGTATAACTTACCTTTCCTTTAACTCTTTGGGTGATATCGCTAAGACTGTTGGAACTATTTTTCTTGATCAGGCCAAGATCACTGCAAAGGCATTTTTAGGGTCAGAAGGGGCAATAAATAGCTTTGGCAAGTTGGTCATGAATGTTTTTAAAGGGATATCTTTGGCCGCAGGGGTAGTCACTAAAAGTTTTTTGGCATTTCTTGCCAACCCTATTGTATTAGGGATAGCGGCAATTAGTGCCGCTTTGTTTGGACTTTACAAAGCACTTGCTTTCATTGAAGAGAGAACCGGATTTTTTAAGGCCATCGGGGAGGTTTTAAAAGAAGTTTTTATCGACTCGGCCAAATCGGTCATAGATTTTATAGCAAAGATATTCAAGAGTATTAGGGGCCTGATTAATGTTGTTTTGGACTTTATAGGAAGTATCGAAATTATTGCCCCTATAATAAGAAAAATCAAAAAAGTTATTAATAGTTTTTTTGATTCTCTGGAAAGTCTGGGAAAATCTTTTATTAAATTTTTGTCAAATTTCAGAAAGGGATTGCAAACACTTTTAAAAAAGACTATTGGCCTTCTAATTGCTGGGTTAAGTAAAATATTAGAGATATCGGCCAAATTAATTGCAAAAGATCCTTTTGGTATTTTTTCCAAAGAGCAGATAGAGAAAATAAATTCAGCAGGGGCAAGGGTTAGAGCTTTAGGGGATGAAATAGAAGAACTTTCTTTTGATTTTACTGGTCTTAAAAGTAGCGCCTCAAGGTCAGTCGCAAGCGTTAACGATAAAATAAAAAAAATAGATATCGCGCCTTTAGTTAAATTACAGGAAGAACTAGGCAAGGTTGGGTTAACGGACTTGCAGAAGTTAGAAAATCAGAAAAATGAAAGACTAAAAATTATAGAAGCTGGTTTAAAAAGCGAAGGGGAATCTTATAAGCTGGCCGTAAAGCTTAGGGAAAAAATAGAACTTGATTTTAATGAACAACTTGGAGAGATAAGAAAAAAAGAGGCCGATGAAGAAAAGGCCCAAGCCGAAAAGAGATTAAAATTTATTGAAGACTATAAAAAATCTTTTATAGACACCGGTAAGCAAATAACTAGCATTTTGGGTAAAGTTGGACAATCAGCAAGTCAGGCCTTTAGATTTGCTTTTGGCGGCGAAAAACAAAGTATACTAGATGAAATAGGACTAAATGAAAGTAAGCTAGAGGAAAATTTTAAGGCCGGAATAATAACAGAAGTACAATTCGATCTGGAAAAAGAAAGTTTAGATAAGCAAAGAGATGATCTTGAGAGAAATACATATATTGGAATAACGGCCGGTATTGCTAATTCTATAGCCTCGGGAGCTAAGGGAGCAGAGGACTTAGTTGTTGGAGCGATTCAAACCGGTTTAGATATGCTTGTCCCCGGCCTTGGTGAAGCGTTAGGCCCTATTTTAAGAGTTTTTGCACAGGGACCAGAGGCGACTAAGAAATTTGTTAAGGAGTTTATGGATTCCTTGCCTGTATTAATAGAAAATATAATCCTTTCTTTACCGGCAATGATAGAGGCCATCGGCGATAATCTAGACAAATTATTACTTAGGTTAATAGAAATGACACCGGAGCTAGTTTATAAGCTAGTTTTAGGCTCTATTAAGGCCGTCATTGCCGTTATATCAGGGGTGGCCCGATATTTTAGGGACATCATAAAAGCTGCATGGAGAGAAGTAGTAAAAGGGGCAGTTACTTTTCTTGCCAATTTTGTTGTAGATTTTGCTAAGAGTCTATTAAGGGGTATTGGCAAGGCCCTTAGTTCGTTGGGAGGCAGTTTATTCAAAGATCTTGGGAAATTGATTTTTCAGGGCTTTATTGCGGCCCTAACAGGTGGTTTTAATATACTGGGTAGTTTATTTAAAAAAATATTTGGTTTTGACGGTGGAGGGCGTGGACCTGTAGAAAAATTTCTAGGGTTCGATTTCCCATTTATAAAATTTAGT